GGTTATTCACTGCACTAAAAAAAATTTATTCAATTAAACTTCACTACCGGGGGGTGGTGTGGAGGGGGGCACCCAGGGGGTCACTCATTCCAACACTTCATTCCAACAGTAGAGACAGTAATGTTGCTAGATTTTACCTCCTACGGTTAACAAATAATCTAGCAAATAAAGCCCTTCCCCTAGGCAATTGTATATCCTCCGTCTCGCGATTTATTTGCTCCAAATTCAATCTAGGTACCTGGAATAGTCTTCGCACTACTGTAGTATCACTTAATGCTTGTCTACATAGAGGACAGTCATTTGAACGCCTACCACTTTTAATAATACATGATAGACAAAACTGATGTCCACAGCTCGTTGTAGCACAGTTACGCTCCTCTATCTTTTCCATACAAATAGGACACTCCTCGTTATTATGCACTGGAGATTTTATCACCTTTGATAGATCTATTTGTAATGGAGAACCTATATTATCTTCGGTCCACTCCTCGTTATTTAATGTCACATGTCTCATCCAACATTCTTTTGCTTCGTGTTTTGTTTCACCGCAAATCTTACACATTGTTGTTTTTGTTTTATTTATTCGTTAAATACTAATTACCTAAGATGAAAATTAGTATTTTAAATTCAATTTTCCATAAAAAAATTTTTTAATATATATTATTTTCTTATTTATCCTTTTTATTCTCTTGACTTTCTGGTGTTGGGTTAACTGGTCTTACACCGAATGTCTCTAATACATCCTTTTCACTCATTGCCTCATTATTTGCTTCATTATCTACTTTTTCTATTTCCTCCTCTGCGCAATCTCCACAATAATTTGCCTCATCATTTTGATACCAACCATTATCATATGCCTCTTGAAGGTCCTCAAATTCTCCTGTATTTTCACACTTTTCTCCATTGCAACAATATTCTTCTACTTCACTATCTTCATTACCATCACTATCACTTCCACTATCTACATCGTCCAAATTATCCTCTTCCTTATCCGTATCCTCCGTCAAATCAATCGGATCCTCCTTGGTTCCTGAACCCTTATGAGTAGGACACAAAAGGGTATCACACATCACATCTCTTGTTCCCAATTTATCACTATCACATTTTCTATCATTCCACCAAGATGAAATGTTTTCCTTCAATCCCTTCGCAAACTCCATACGAACCTCATCACCTGGATTTAATGGTGTAAATCCCATATAATATAGTGATTTGCGTTGTTTAAATTGGTCGTTGGGGAGGTGAGGATAATCCTTTCCTGCCTTAGAACCAAAAGCACTATTTGGATTACTAATCATATAAACATTAACATATTGCGACATCTTCATTAGACTCCCAACTACTACAAATCCAAGTGGTATACTTATAATATAATTATCTTCAAATGGCTTCAATACATACCGCTGTGCTACCCCCATACTAGTAAACCCCAAAATAGTCATTTTTATATTATGGTTCCATCTATACAATTCCCTCAATCCCCACAATATATTACAGAAATCTGTAAATATAAGCTTTATTACAGCTAGAAATTTAATTACTTCCAACCACCAATCTTGTAAAATTAATTTTGTTCCTTCACAACAAACTGATTGTCTGTGACCGTCCCAAGCATTTGCTAGGATATTCAACTCGTTTTCGCTAAAAGTGCGTTCCATATTTTGACTAAAACTAGACATCTGTATAGGTATAATGTAGTTTTTCTAAGTAATTTAATAAATCAATTTTCAACTTATATAAAATTGAATTAAATATTACTTGTAATGTTTTTCGTATACATGCAATATATTACCAAAACTAGTCTAAACGAAAATACAATGCTATCAAAAATGAAATTCAGAACTTGCTTTAGTAGTATAAGTCATCACGGCTATAAGCTTGATATATTAAAAAGTGCTATGCAAAAATATTTAAGAAGGAAAGAAAAAATTAAAATGGTTTGGTGTGTCGCGGAAATTTATTTGTTTCAAGTTTTCGCAAAAACAGAACAAGAAAAAAAGGCAACAAAAGGTATTATTACAAATATGCTTAATAGGCTTACAGTAATGATGGATGAAGAGTTGCTATTTGCTGATGTTAAAAAATATATAATTTTAAGAAGATTAATGGAAAAGTTCGAAGAAAATGACCGCAATAACTTTATTTACTTGTATAAAATTTGTGATATACTTGTTAACGCAAGGATACTACGGTTAAATAGCGACATAAGAGCATATTGGGATTATAGGTTTAGACATGATGGACAAGTATATAAAAATGATGATTTAAAAAATATTGATGATGAAGCAAGTTTTAAAAGTTTTGTAGAAGAATTTAATAATGAAAGTCCTGGTTGTTATTATTATATGTTTAAAATATTTAATGGAAAAAGGGAAACCACTGGAGTTAAATGGTTTAAAACCAAAAAAGAAAATATTTATAAAATTTGGAATTATTTATTTAATAAAAAAGTTGTAAAAGAAAATTGGATATTGCGGAAAAATTTGGAATATAAACTTGTAGAATTTCATAAAAAGAAAAGAGGAGAGCGGTTCATGTGGTTGTCTAGTGCTATTATGTTAATATGGAATGCGAAAAAATTAGGGTTAGATAAATATATGACAGAAGTTGAAGGAAAGCAGATTTTAAAGAAAGAGTTAAAAGAATTAATGCCGGAAAATGAAGAAGAGGAAGTGGATATTGTTAGAGAAGTATTTCAAAATAGAAAGAAATTGGAAATTGATGATTATTGTATAGATCAACACTGTTCGCAAGGTAGAGTTATGGGAAAAGGAAAGAAAGATTGGAAAACTATAGGTTCTTTGGTTGTAGAGCAAGACAAGGAATATTTTGTAAAAGAATGGAGAGATTATTATAGAGGAGAATGGAAAGAACAAGCAGAAAAAGAAGAGAAAAAGGCAGAACCTAAAAAAACTCGTGCGGAAATTCGCAATGAAAAATATAAAAAAATAAAAAAAATGAGAGGTAAACCAAATTTTGATGATTTGGAAAAAAATTTGCGATTTGTAGATGGAATTGATGAAAGTAAAATTATATTATGTAGTGATATAACTTGTGGAAATAAGGTGATGTGCTTTGAATATAATGGGAAAATTTGGAAAGAAGCAAGGAAAAGTATGTTTTATAATAGAGATTATTGCGTGATAGATGATTGTAAAGAATTGTTTGGATTAAAAAAAATAGGTATGGAAAGAGTTTTGTCTAATTTTAGAATAGAAAAAATAGATAAAAGTAAAAAAGAGTGGAAAAATAACTGGCATAAAGTGTTAATTGGAGAAAATGAAGAACAAGTTGTTTATTGTGTGATGAATAAAGTAACTCACTGTATGTGGAAAATTCCTATGGAAATTGGAGAAATTAAACATTCGTTGGTTTATGGAGTAGAAAATGGTGGAAATATAGGACAGAATAGAGCTTTGTTTAAAGAATTTGTAAAAATTGGAGTGTATCGTGGTATATTTAGATGTAGTGATTTTAATTGTAGAAATGTATTAGTTGGATTAGTAGATCAGATTTCAAAACAGTATTTGGTAAGTATAGATGAAGGAGATATAGGTAAAAGATTAGATATTTTGGGTGGAAGAGAAAAATGGATAGTAGATGGATTAAATGCAGATAAAAGAGTTATTAATGAGATTTTAAATGAATTAAGTAGTGATAGAAAACTGGAATTTGTTTTAAATAAAATGAAAGAGTATAAATTTAGTAATGATTTATGTAAGGAAGTAATAAATAATTGGAATAATTTGCGTAAGGATTTGGAAGCAGAAGGTGTATTATTTGATTAATTAATTAATAATTTTAAAAAATTTTTTTTAAAAGTATTTAAATAAAGATTGTTTAATTAATTCATAAATGGCTAATTCAAGCTATCGTGTTTGTGCGGTTTTTACCCTTAAAGATTCTGATGCAAAAGACCAATTTGTCGCCTTTGTTGCTGGAGAGAATGGTCTAATTGTTGCCCGTGGATGGAAGGGATGTAAATCAATTGATATGTATGAGTCCCGTGAAGATTCCAATAAAATTGTTATCTGGCAGGAATGGGAAAGTAAGGAAGATCAAGAAAGTTATATAGCATTCCGTCATGAAGACGGAACTTTTGAAATGATTAAATCTTTAGTTGCTTCCCCGCCGGAAATTACACCTATTCGTAGTTTAGTTATGAAAACCGACGAGCAACAAGTAGAAGATGTGATTAGAGATATGTGTCATAAGGATCATAGGGTAGGTATGAAACATATGGCTGATGATTGTGTATTTGTGCGTCCTTCTGGTAATCCTCTAGACAAATCAGGATGGGACGCAATGATGAATAATGTGGATGTTTCTGTAACTTCTAATGAACTAGTTGGTATTAACAAATTAAAAATTGTCGGAGATGTAGCATACGTTTGTTACACTACGCACGGTGTATTTAATTATAAAGGAACTGAAAATAATGATGTTGCTGTATTGACCTCTGTATTACAGAAGGTTAATGGTTCTTGGAAGGTCGTTCATGGTCAGCGTTCAACTGGTCGTTCTCCAAGTGAAGAGGCGCCTAAGTTTTAAATTGAATTAATAGATTTTATATTAATTCAATCACTATATGAAAGCTACTGTCGCCACAACTATAAGATGGTTACGAATGACTCAAGTAAAAAATTGTCATAAACTTAATAATTGCAAATGCGCAGATACTCTTAGAAAAAATATTTTAAGGATTCCCAATAGTGATTGCTGTGAAATAAAAATAGAGAAAGATATAAATATAATACAAAAAAATTACGATAGATGTTTTGGAAATTATACAAAATAACCATTATTTATTTTTCATTAGAATTGTGCGTGGTTCTAAAAAATTCTTTCTGCCAATTCCTAAAAATTTTATTTTCATAACAATGTTTGTATTCAAATTTTAACTGTTCTATTTCCCGTTCATATATTTCTTCTTCTACTTCAGATATCGGAATGCGTAGTGTATATTTCTGTAATTTTGGTATACACGTACATTCAATACTAGAACAAGGTTTTAGTTTGGTTAATAATCTTAATGTATTCATTAATATAATATATACTATATTTTTAAATCTTGATTAAATATATATAATGCGTAATATTAATTGTTGTAAATCAACCAGAAAAAATATAAGGTCTACCAAGAAATATAAGAAACATTTTTCTCTCCAACATAAATTTTCCAAAAATAAAACTAGAAAAAAACAAAAGGGTGGAGAGAGAACACCAGGGAATTGGATAAAATATAATGAAATACTACCAACTGATATATGTATAATTTGTAATAATTCATTAATGTATCCACGCTCACCTGGAAAAACAGCATATTTTATGAATTGCGGTTGTGTAGCTCATACAGAATGTTTAAGAGATTATTGTAACGAGAACCTTGCTGATTTAAGATGTAAGGCTGTTATAGATGAAGATCATGAGGGCCCAATTGAATGTGGTCTAGAAATAAACGATTCATGTATAGATGTAGATGAATATTTAAATGCAGTCAATGAAGAGGAACACGCCTTCGACGATATTCCTGATATATTAGTGAACCCTAACAAATATTGGCGCCTTGCGAAGGACGTCGGTAACGCACCCTTTCCTGGTGGATCACGTAAAAAGCGCAAGAAAAAGACACGTAAGAAAAGGAAAAAGAAACAATTCTTATACAATCCTAATGACCCTAGTAAATCATTTGATGTCTATATTGATAAAAATCCAAAAGATACTATTCCTATTAAATATACTACTGTAAAAGATGTAAAAGATACCATCAAAAAACTGGAAAGGCTTTACAAAACTAAAAAGTATCCACATAAAAGAATATGGCAAGTAGGAATGATTATGAAAGTTAGATTAGAGGCTATGTTAAAACATAAAACCAAAAAATATCCTAATGCTAAAAAAGTAAAACAACGATTTAATCTTGCTAATAAATACTTCAAATTTCTAGGAAAAAGAACTAAAAAGAAAGATTTTAAATCTAGAAAATCGATGACCTTTAAATTTTAAAAATTGATTTAAATATTTATACTATTGTTTATATTATAAATATGAGTACAGAAGAGAAACCGAAAACGATTTACTATTTTGATGAAGATCCCGGATATGAAACTTTACAGAAAATTACACAAGGCTATTTTGAAGTATTAAAACTTATGGATGGTAGAGATATGTTTCTAAATGAAACCGGTATGTATAATCTACCATTAAATGAAGAAGCAAGTAATATGTTTAAATTCAAAATATTTGGTAACGTCGCTATTGTAGGAAAAGTAACCGAAGAAAACTAGAAAAAATATTAACTATATATAAATGTATTTTGTATATGCGTTTATGATTTTATTAATGTATTTCTTAGCTGGAATTAACAAGGCACGAAATTTCTCTGGAACAGTAGCTGGATTTAAAAATATGTTTTTTATGAAAAAACTCCCAAATCTTTTCTATCAACTCGCTATTTTTCTAGTAATTGTTTTAGAAATCTTAGCACCACTCATCATACTATATTCTTTGCAAACAGATATGTATAATGATTTAGCATATTTTTCAAGTGTTGGTTTAGCTGGATTTACTATATTGGCTACAATTATTTATCACTTTCCACCTACTGGAGGTGAATATTATGCTTTTATGAAAAACTTAACTGCTACTGGGTCTCTTATGTTATTATCAACTTTATTTTAAATATCAATTAATATTATATGAATAATAGTAATCTTATAATATTAACTTTTGTCGTCACAGCTCTATGGGATGTTTCTTTAAGATTTATGGCTCTTAACTTTGATAAAGTCCCAAGAATTATTAAAAACGTTATGCCTTTTATTGGAGACCTAGAACCATATTTTAAAATACATACATTATTAGCTGCCGCTCTTATTGCTGGGTTCGTTGGGGCTACAACACAACCTATTATATTTGCTATCACGCCATTCCCTAAAAATATTATGAATTTATCTTATCTTTTAAAATTCTTAGTAGTATCATTTATTATTAGCGCATTATATGGTTTCATTATGAAATGGAGTGGTTTATTTCCTCATCTACAAAAATATTACTATGATAAATTAGGAGTGGTTAGAAGTATGTATCATGATGGAATATCAGGATTAATAGTTCAATTCACTCTATTATTTTTAGTTACTATGTATAAATATGGACGAAGTAAATAAAAAACTAGATAAACTAAATAATCATATGGAAGCTATCAAACATTTACTCACAAATTTAAATAATACTTTAGAGGATACAACAAAAAAAATTCAAATTATGGAGAGAAAAATAGATAACTTGAGTGAAAAAATTGATGGTGAAGTATTAGAAGAATGTAAAAAAATGGGCGGGCACATCGATTTTGTTGAAGAAGTATATGATAACGTTAAGCATCCATTAGGTTATATATGTAAAAAAATTGGTTATTTAACAGGTCCTAGTGAAGAACAATACACACTAACTGATTTAAATAATGGAGACGACCAAATAGAGACTGATGAAGAAAATTGAATTCTTATTATTAGTAATTAATAGTAATAAGAATTATGAGCGAACCTACCTCCGTACAAGACGTCGAAAAAATCGAACAACAATCTATGTCCTTTGAAGAACAGATGGCAAGAATGTTTATGGCTTTAACTGAAGAAGAACTACAATCAATCAAGCAAAGTAATCCACAACGATCCATGCCTCAAATTATTCTTGTAATAGCAATTAAAATTGGAAACTTAGAAATAGTTGAATGGGTTGGTGATAATTATCCAGATGTACTTAGTAAAACTATTACTACAGATACTTTTGCTGTTTTACATAGACTAGGAATAGACATTAACTTGAGTTAATTATAAAAAATTGATTTAAAAATTATATGTTAATAGTTTAACATACGATATGACCGAACCAACCAGCCAACATAAAGTTACGCTTATTACTGATGGTGCTGAAATGTACTATGGTGTTTATTCTCGCGAACAGGAATATAAATTTGAAAAAGAAAAATTTCGGTATAACGGTGACAACAAGATAAGACACGCCCGTTATACTATTTACGAGAAGGAGGATGGAACTCAAGTGAAAGTAACAGAGGTATCACGTAACCCTAATTTACCCGCGGACCATAAGAAAAGGTTTCCAGATAGTGAATATTTGGGAAATTTTGTAAAGTGGGTTAAGACAGTTGAATGGTAATATATTTCAAGCATTAAAAAATTTTTTTGGGCCACTCCATCTCTTGAGTGCTTTTTTATTTTTTATTTTTATTTGTTTTTCTGTTTTTTATTTTTTTTTGTTTTTTTTTTTGAATTATTGAACAGTTAGACCCGCCATAGCTGCTGAGAGGTCGTCCGCGGTATTTTGCTCTACTTGAGGTTCGACACCAAAATCGCATTCGGAATACATCGTGGTCTCTGCGAGAACAGCGTTCACCTTATCCTGTTGGATCTTGATGACGGGGATAGAATACTTGTTGGACTTAGATAGTCCTAGAAGAGCCTTCACGCCGTTGTTGAGAACGATCCTAAGTCGCAAATTGGTAACCACTCCATTACGGGTGATCTGGCGACTGCTCTTGGCTCTGGTGGACTTCAGAGCATATGCGTTGCTTGCCTTGTAGGGCTCAGCGGACAACTCCGTGAAGGATGACTCGTGATAGCACTTGAGTTTCTTGTCCTTGATGTCGTTAATCATCACCAGTTTGGGGTTGCGGACGTTGATGACCTGAAGAATGCTTTTGATAACATCGCTGCTCATTTGAGTAAAAGCTGTTTCCAGCACCGTCTCAACGGCCCGGCGAGCCTCTGGAAGACGCGATTCATCACTGGCGTATTCTGCCTTAATAGCAGCAATACCAGTCTTGATGGATGTTACCACACTCTCCGGGAGATATTGTCCCAGTTTACTGGTATTCACATAGTCGTATGAACCCTGTTTGTGATTTTTGATACTCACTCCTGAGACCTTATCTCCTGTCGCAGTAAGAATATCCATATCACTTACGGACTTGGTTCCTCCTATCTGGACGAATTGGAGGCCTTCCTGTCCAAATAGCGTGTGAAGATTCAGCGACTCGCCGTTGCTAGTGTTCAAATGGGCCACAATCTTCTTCTCGTTGCTGACTCCATCGCGATGACTTCCTCCGTTGGTGTTGTAAGGCATGTTTGTTTGGTTGTTTGGTTTGGTTTGGTTTTGTTTGTTCTTGACTTGGTTGTTTGTTTGTTGTTGGGGTATGATTAATAACATATGAAAACCAAAAAGTTCAATTTTCTAACTTGAATTGATTTATTTTTTCCAAGTCAAGAAAAAAGGTCTTTATATGTACAATTGCCTCTTTATTTTTATTTTTTATTTTTTATTTGTTTTTCTGTTTTTTTTTTGATTTTTATTTTTTTTTTTATTTTTTTGATTTTTACTTAGAAGATAGTATCAGTAGCCGCATTGTATGTGCCCACTAGCTCTTGGTCTTCGTCCCATACGTGGAATTCGCTATCAATGAAGAGTTTCTCATCTGGGCGACTGGCGTGTTCGAAATCTTGGACATCATCCTCATCGTATTCAATATCC